AAGCGGATGCAGATCCGCGCCGACCGAGTCGGCGGGAGCATCGACCGCATCGCTCGGAAGGCCGCCCTCGCGGTCGACCAGGCGCTGGTGCTGGCGACCCCGGTGGACACTGGCCGCGCCCGCTCCAACTGGCGGGCCGAGGTCGGTGGAGCTCCGAGCGGGACCATCCAGCCCTACTCCCCCGGCGACAAGCTCGGGATCGGGGAGCAGGCCAACGCGGCCGCCGCGATGCAGCAGGCCGCGGGGCAGGTTGCGGGGTGGCGTCCGTCTTCCGAAGTTCCGCTGTTCATCTCGAACAACGTCGACTACATCGGCAAGCTGAACGAGGGCTCCTCGAAGCAGGCACCCGCCAACTTCGTCGAGCAGGCAATCGCGGCGGGTATCGGTGCGATCGCTAACGCGAAGGTGCTCTCCTAATGGCCACTGAACGCTTTGACATCGTGTTCACGGCCAAGGGTGCCCGCGAGGTGCGGAGGGAGATCTCCGGCATTGGCAGCGACTCGTCCTTCGCCGCCAGCTCGGTGAACTTCCTCAAGAACGCGCTGGTTGCGCTCGGATCCGCACAGGTCATCCGGGGCCTGGTCAACATCGCCGATACGTACCAGAACGTGCAGAACCGCCTCCGCCAGGTGACCAACGGAACGGAGGAGCTCCGGATCGTCACTCAGGAGCTGTTCGACATCTCGAACCGGACGCGCACTTCGTTCGAGGAAACCAGCCAGCTCTACTTCCGTTCTGCCCGCGCCGCTCAGGTGCTTGGCAAGAGCCAGAAGGAAGTGCTGGACTTCACGACGACGCTCTCCGAAGCCGTGGCGCTCTCGGGTGCCTCGGTTCGCGAGGCCAACCTCGCGGTGCTCCAGTTCACGCAGGGCCTGGCGTCCAACCGGCTCGCAGGTGACGAGCTCCGCTCAGTCCTGGAGCAGCTGCCCAACATCGCCGCGTCTATCGCGAAGCAGCTCGGAGTCACCATCGGTGAGCTGCGCAACCTCGCCGCCTCCGGCGCGATCACCACCGACCAGATCTTCGCCGCCTTCTCGGGCGACGAGGCCGCCCGCATCGCCGCCGAGTTCCAGAAGACCATCCCCACCGTCGAGCAGTCGCTCGTCGTGCTGAAGAACCGGGTCATCGAGCTGGTCGGAGAGTTCAACCAGGCCACGGGTGCCACCCAGAAGCTCGTCGCCGTGATCAACGCCGTGGGCGAGAATGCCGACGTGATCGGCCGCGCGATCCTCGGCGGCACCTTCGTGATCGGTGTCACGAAGGCGATCCTCGCCGTGCAGCTTCTGACGCTGGTCATTGCCGCCAACCCCGTCGGCTTCCTCCTGACTGCGCTGACCGCGGGCATCGTGGCGCTCGTCGCTTTCAGCGACCGCATCGTGTCGCTCCAGGACGGGCTCACGACGCTTCAGGACTTCTTCCAGGCGTTCGGTGAGTTCCTGGTGTCCCGGTTCACCGAGCTGATGGACTTCATCAGCAGCTTCTTCGGCGAGCTCCCCGACCTTGCGAGCGTGTCTTTCGAGGATATCCTCGTCGGAGCGGCCCAGTTCCTCGACAACTTCCTGGGCGTCTTCCTTGGCACGTTCTACGCCATCGGAGCGCTGCTCAGCAACGTGGGCGAGAACTGGCCCGAGCTGATCACCTTCGCCATCAAGCAGATGGTGAATGCCGCCATCAACGCCCTCAACTTCCTGCCGAAGGCCATCAATGCCCTGATCGACGGGCTCATCGCGTCCTTCAGCTCGTTCTTCAAGCGGCTGGAGCTTGCCTGGATCTACTGGTCGCAGGCCGTGAACAACGCCTTCGACGGCAACTTCGATGCCGCGCTGGAGAACATCAAGGACGCGAGCTTCCAGGTCGAGAACGCGGTTGTGAATATCGGCGACAACGTGCGCCGAGCCTACGACAAGTACAAGGACATCAACCTCATCCCAACGCTGGAGATCTCCGGTGCCGAGCAGGCGGCCGCGGAGCAGCTCGGGCAGGACGTCATCGACGCCTTCCTGAAGGGCTTCAACGAGCCGGGTGCGGCCGAGGCCAACATCCAGTCGATCCTGGCCCGTGCCCGCGAGATCGCGAGCGAGCGAGCTTCCGCAGCTCAGGCTCAGGCGGCGCGCGATGCGGCGGCGCGCGAGGGGCTGAACGCTCCCGGCGCTGACATGACGGGCGAGATCCGCGCCCGCGTGCTGAAGGAGATCACCGACGGCCTCACCCGCGAGGCCAGCCTCCTTTCCCTGGGCAACCGGGAGCGAGAGGTTCGCAACGCCCTCGACAAGGTCCAGGAAGAGCTCCAGTCGAAGAAGGTCACGGCAACCCCGGACGAGCTGAACGCCCTACAGCGGCAGATCGAGCTCAACTTCGCCCTGAAGGACCAGGCCCGCATCCTGGAGGAGATCAAGGGTCCGCAGGAGGACATCAAGAACAACATCGCAGCGATCAACGCCCTCTACTCCCAGGGCAAGATCACGATTGACGAGTACAACGAGGCGCTCCGCAACCAGCGCATCCAGGCGCTGGAGAGCGACCGCTCGGTCGCTGGTGGCTTCGAGCGAGGCTTCCTGAAGCTCCAGAACCAGATCGGGGACTTCGCGGCCCAGGCGGAGACGACGCTCGTCAACGCCTTCAGCTCGGCGGAGGACGCGCTGGTGGAGTTCGTCCAGACCGGAGAGTTCAACTTCTCGAAGCTGGTCGACTCGATCCTCGCGGACCTGACCCGGCTGCTCGCCCGCCAGGCGCTCTTCGCCCTGCTGAACGCCTTCACGGGAGGAGCGGGTGGCTCGGCGGCCGGTCTGCTCGGTGGTCTGTTCGGCGGCGCTCGTGCCGAGGGCGGTCCCGTCTCGCCCGGCAAGAGCTACCTGGTCGGCGAGAATGGACCGGAGATCTTCCAGCCCAACGTGGGCGGCACTATCGTTCCCAACGGGGCGACGATGGCGGCCCCGCAGGTGAACGTCTCCGTCGTCAACGTCACCGACCCCGACGAGGTTGGCTCGGCGCTGAACGATCCGCGGAATCAGGAGATCATCGTGAACATCATCGGTCGCAACCGTCAGGCCGTCAACCGCTCGCTGGGGAATGGATAATGCCGTTCATCTTCGGAACCAGCTCTGACTACCAGGCGTTCGCCTCCATCCTGCGGCGAGTGGCCATCGGCACCTCGCTGCAGTCGGTGGACTCAGTCGCTGGCGGCGGCACCGGCTACACCGTCGGCGACATCCTGACGGTGAGCGGCGGCACCTCAGTGATCGCGGCGACCCTCGAGGTGCTCGCAGCGCCCGCGGGCGTGATCAGCTCGGTGCGCATCCGCAACGCGGGCCTCTACACGACCGCCCCGGGCGACCCCGTGAGCGTCACTGGCGGCACCGGCACCGGCGCGACCTTCAACCTGACCTTCGACACGAACGGCTGGATCGACCGCCGAGCCAACGGCTGCCCCGAGTGCGCGGTCTCCGCCACCGTCGGCGCTGGAGGCACCGGCTACACCGTCGGCGACCAGCTCACGGTCAGCGGCGGCACCTTCGGCCGCCCCGCCATCTTCCAGGTGGCGACCGCCCCTGCTGGCGTGGTCGCGACGGTCACGCTGGTCGACCGAGGCGACTACACGACCACCCCCGGCAACCCGGCGAGCACGACTGGCGGCACCGGCACCGGCTGCACGCTGAACATCACCTACGGATCGGGTGAGCGAGAGGTCATTCTCGAGGGCGAGGGCTCCGGCTCCGACGAGATCTACGTCGGCTACCGCTCGTTCTTCGACTCCGGCTCCGGCGCTCGCAACCTCTGCCTGAACGGATTCACCGGCTTCTCGGCTGCCCTTTCCTACGAGGATCAGCCCGGGCGCTCCCCGGGGCTCGACACCTCCTCCGCTGGAGTTGACCTCGGCGGTGCCTACGTCCTGCTGACGAGCTCCACCGTCACGTGGTGGATCAGCGTCACGCCGCGGCGCATCATCGGCGTGGCCAAGACGGGCACCTGCTACTCGTCCTTCCACCTCGGATTCCTGAACCCGTTCGCGACCGGCGGCGAGTGGCCCTACCCGCTGTTCATCTGCGGCACGACCAGCGAGCGGTTCCGCACGCCCGGCACCACGATCATCTCCTCCTCGGGGATCATCGACCCCGTGCGAGACTCCACGGCTGACGTCGGTCCCGGCCTCGTCCGGCTCGCCTCCGGCACGTGGGCAGATGTCTACAACTCGACGAACGGCAGCCCCCGAAGCGCCGCAACCCAGGGAGTCGTGATCTCGCCCGCGGGTCGCCTGACCGGCATCACCTTCGGGTCTGGCGACGACTGGTACAACACCTCGACCAACACCTGGGATCAGTACATCCCCGTCAGCGGAGACCCCGGCACTGTGTCGAATCGTCTCCTGCGGACTACTAACAGCGGGGGTGACCTCATCATCACCGTCCAGGCGACGCTGATCTGGTCGAACGGCGCGACACCGCAGGGCGTCCTCGGGGAGATCGACGGGGCCTTCTGGTTCGACACCGCGGGCACCGTCGTGGCGGAGAACCGTTTCACGGACAGCGGAGTTCGCTACACCGCCTTCCAGAACGGCATCCGCGCCGACAACTGGGCACTGTGGGCTCTGCGGGAGGACTAAAGCATGGCGTACCAGACCGGCACAGCATCGAGCCAGGAAGACCTGATGAACGTGCTCCAGACGTTCGCAGCCGCGAACGGCTGGACCGTGGACATCATGTCCACGACGAACGACTGGATGGCGCTCAACAACGGCTCGGTCTTCGTGCAGTTCCGCTGGGACAACTCGACCGGCATCGCCATGTTCCAGTCGACCGCCTTCAGCGGAACCGGCGTCGCCCCGGGCAACCACACTGGCGACGACGGCTGCGGGCTCCTCGATGCCTCGGCTCCCTACAACTCGACCGTGAGCTCCGGTCGGCGGATCACCGTGGGCAACGGTCCCTACACCGCCTACCACTTCTTCACCGACGGCACCACGAAGTACATCCACGTCGTCCTCGAGTACTCGCCCGGCCTGTACCGCCACTTCTCGTTCGGCACGATCAACAAGGTCGGCACGTGGACCGGCGGGCAGTACGCGGCCGCCATGGCGATCGGGGCGAACCCCGGCCTCGTGAACACCAGCACCCACAACATCCTCTGGTCCGGCTGCAACAGCGGCACGACGACGACCGACGCGACCAACTCCAGCTGCATCCGCGTCGAAGGCATGCCCAACCAGACGGGGAGCATGAAGTGGATGCTGCTCACGCTGCAGACGTCGAACCTCGGCAACGACCGCGCTGGCAACGCCCGCATCGCTTGCCCGGGTGGTTTCCTCGGGTGCAACCCCTGGCTGACGCGGTACGGATTCTTCCGGGCGAGCCTCCTCAACGGCTTCCTCCCACTGATCAAGATCCCGATCTTCTGGCGGGACACGGCTCCCGCCCCGGACACGTACATGCTGCTCGGCTTCGTCCCTGACGTGTTCCACATTCAGATGGCGAACCTCGCCCCTGGGCAGGAGTTCACGATCGGTGGCGACACCTACATGGTGTTCCCGGTCATCCGCAAGCAGAACACCTCGAGCAGCGTCGAGGAGAGCAAGAACGCTGGGGTGGTGTACCGCAAGGTGGTGTAACGCATGTCGTCCTTCCCGGCCTACGTCAGCGATGTCCTCACTGGGCTGCGAATCGCCCAGAGTGGCAACATGGCCGGGCCGCTCGTGCGGATGGAGAACGCGGTCCCGGCGGTTACGCTCAACGCTCTCGACAACCCGGACGAGTCGGCGAGCCTGTTCGACGGCTCCCCGACTCCCGGCCCTCCGGTTGATGCCCACCCCTGCTACGTGACCGAGGACATCGGCGATGTCTGGTTCGACATCATCCACATCCTCCCGCGGTCGATCGTCCTCGGGAACATCCTGACGACGGTCACTCAGCAGATCGACATCTACAACGCCTTCCTCTACGAGCCGCACGACCTCCAGGCGTTCATCAACAACGCTGGCGTCGGCACCAGCATCACTGACCTGCCCACCCTGCCGTTCACGATCCCCCCGCAGGAGTCCCTCCTGCTGACCCTCCAGGTCACGCCCGACGGCGCTCCGACGATCAACACCACCCTGGACTTCGATACCGACGAGCCGTATCTTCTCCAGATCCCGATCCAGGGCACGCGAATCGTCATGTTCCCCTTCGAGCCGGAGACCCCGCTCATCGAGCGGCTCCAGTTCCTGACCGACGTCTTCATCCACAAGGACGGCACCGAGCAGCGAGTTTCGCTCCGGAAGGCACCTCGGCAGGTGTTTGACATGAAGCTCCGCCGCGAGGATGGGGTTGAGCGGCAGCGCGTCGACTTCCTGCTCTTCGACTGGCAGAGCCGCGTGTTCGGCCTCCCGATGTGGCACGAGCCGACCCTGCTCACTGGCGACGTCACCGCCGGGGCGACGAGCATCAACGTGCAGGACACGACGCTCTCCGACTTCCGAGTCGGCGGCCTCGCCATCATCTACGAGAGCGAGACGAAGTTCGACGCCCTGGAGGTCACGGCTGTGGGGCCGACCTCGATCTCGTTCAACACCCCGGTCACGCAGGACTACTCTGCTGCCGCGGGCATCCGCGTGATGCCGCTCCGAACCGCAATCACGAGCCAGCCCGCGAAGGAGAGCAAGTACGCCGTCAACCTCTGCGACTTCGACCTGACCATGCGGGTGCTTGACAACGACGTCGACCTGAGCGACCTGACCGGCTGGCCGACGTACAACAGCAAGATCCTGCTCAGCGACGCGAACGCGATCACCGGCACCCTGGATGGACTGATCGAGCGGGAGCTCACGGTCTTCGATGGCTCCGGTGGCGGCAAGTTCTCGCAGGTCAGCACCTGGAACCGAGCTCGCCACAGCTCCGCGAAGACCTTCGTCAGCACCACCCGCAGCCGCCTCTGGGCGATCCGCAAGCTGCTCCACGCCCTGCGGGGACGTCAGGTCAGCTTCTACCTCCCGACCTTCACGAAGGACATCACGCTCGCCAGCCTGTACCTCTCGGGGAGCTCCGCCCTGGCCATCGTGAACGTGGGGTACTCCCGCTACGCGAAGCAGCGCACGCCGAAGGTGGACATCCGGATCATCCTGAACGACGGCACCATCTTCACGAGGACCGTGACGGCCTCTTCCGAGGTGGACGCGAACACCGAGCAGCTCACGCTCAGCTCGGTCATCGCCCAGAACATCGCTCCGGCGGACGTGGCCCGCATCGAGTTCCTCGAGAAGGTTCGCATCGACAGCGACGAGATCGTGATCGAGCACCGCTCGGCGAACGGTGAGGCTAACATTGGCTTCCCGGTCAGGGGCGTGCTGGAGTAGCAGATGGCCTACAACACGCAGGAAATCTCGGTCGAGAGCGGACAGCCCATCGAGCTGTTCGACTTCCGCATCGGCACCGAGTCGTACCTCTACACCAGCAACCCGAACGCGGTCACGTACAACAGCCTGACGTATCAGCCCTTCGAGGTCGAGCGGCAGAACCTGAACTTCAGCGCCGAGCAGCGGGCCGAGACCCTGCAGATCAACGTGCCCGCCACTGAGCCGCTGGTTCGCAAGTACATCAACTCCGTCCCCGGTCAGCGAGCCACCCTCACCATTCGTCGCGTGCATCGGAACGACGGAGCGAACGAAGTGATCGAGCTCTGGAAGGGCACCGTCCGCACGGTCGGGTTCGATCAGAACGGCGTGCGAGCGAACATCGCTGTCGTGCCGCTCACCGCCGAGCTGGCGAACGCGATCCCTCGGTTCAAGTACAGCGCCGTCTGCAACCACGTGCTGTACGACCAGGGCTGCACAGTTGCCCAGTCGCTCTTCCGTCACCAGGAGGAGGTAACGGGAGTCGCCGGAGACACGATCACGGTGCAGGGCCTGGCCGCGAAGGGCACCGGGTGGGCCAACGGTGGCTACATCGCCCTCCCCTCCGGGGACTTCCGGCTGGTCATCGAGCATACCGGCGACACCGTGCGGGTGCTCAAGCCGTTCCCGAGCTCTCCGCTCGGGCTCACCGTCGAGGTGTTCGCTGGGTGCGACCACAGCATCAACACCTGCTCGTCCAAGTTCAACAACGTGGCCAACTTCGGCGGGTTCGCCTGGGTGCCGCTGCGGAACATCTTCTCCACGGGGCTGAAGTGATGCTTCGAATCAGGCGGCTCGCCGCCCTCGCCATCCTGCTGCTCGTCATGTTCGGCCCGGCCGTCGTGCGGCCGCACATCGATCTCGGCCCGCTGGAGCTGCAGGTGCCGATGGCGTCCTCCAGGGAGGAGCTCCGAGCGCCGGAGCCTCAGAAGGCGTTCATCGAGACGCTGATCCTGTTCGTCGTCTTCCTGGTCCTCAGCGAGATCCTGAAGCCGAAGCCGAAGATCGAGAACGCTCGCCCGGCTGGCCTCGGAGACTTCAAGTTCCCGACCGCGACCGAGGGCCGCCCCGTGTCGCTCATCTGGGGAACGGTCAAGGTCGAGGGGCCTAACGTCGTGTGGTACGGAGACCTCAGGCAGCAGGCCATCACCGAGAAGGTCAAGACCGGCCTCTTCTCCAGCACTCGCGTCACCAAGGGCTACAAGTACTACGTCGGCATGCAGATGGCAGTGTGCCGCGGTGGATCCTCCCCGGTCGGTGCCCTGCTCCGCATCTGGGTCGGTGACGACATCCTCTGGACCGGCAACGTGACGGCGGAC